GTAGATGGTGAAGAAGCTCTATTGTTAGATGTTTCAAGTAAAGCTAGTGTTTTAGGCTTTCCAATTGTAACATCTGCAGAATATGATTTATCAGAAGAAGGTGATGGATGGTTTTGGATTCGCTCAGTAGTGACCCCAAGCTTTGCAAAAGGTGCATCTATCTTAGTCGGCTTTAATTCTGATGATGACTTAACTTATGGGCTTGGGTATAAATGTTCTGATAAATGTTTTCTTTCTACTGAATTATCAGCAGAAGGTGACAAACTTATCAGAGTCAGTTATTCATTTTAATTTAACCAAATACAATAGGAGAGAAAATCATGATTAATTTAAAAAGTGCATTTTCATCAATTGGTGAGTTCGTTGGTGGTTTAGTTGAACTGCTTGCATCTCTAGCTGCTCTTGGCATCGTTTCTGAAGTAATATTCGGTACAGGTGTTTGGGGCATGAATGTTGTTGGTAACTTAGTTGCTATCATATCAACATTTGGAGATAACGGTTTCGCTGGTTTACTGGCACTTCTTGTTCTTGTCGGATTATGGAATAAGAAGTAGTAGTTATATAACACTTTGGTAGGTGTTATTTAAAATTGAGGGAAGATTTATTTCTTCCCTCTTTTCCTTAATATATATTATATTTATTATTGAAGGTAGTTTTCAAAAATAAATAACGGAGAAGTTATGATGTCAAAACAATCAACTTCAAAAAAGGTTACTCCTACCGCACACGATATACGCAATAAAAGACAAGCACTAAAAGAACTCAAAAATAAAGATTGGACAATTAAATTCCGGAATCGTAATCAAAAACGATTTTATGATATGATTGAAAAGAAAGATATAACTTTCTGTACAGGTCCTGCAGGATGTGGAAAGACTTATCTATCCGTTCATTATGCTTTAAAGGCATTAGCTGATAAAGAAAAACCATATGATGGAATAGTAATTGTTAAACCTTTAGTTGAGGCTGATGGTGAGAAACTTGGATTTTTACCAGGTGATGTAGAAGAAAAGACGGAACCATTTATGATGTCTTTTTACTATAATATGGAACAACTTATTGGAAAACAAATTCTTGGTGTTCTGAGGCAAGAAGAAATCATTAAAGTAATTCCAATGGCTTATATGAGAGGATTGACTTTATCTAATAAAATCGTAATATTAGATGAAACTCAGAATGCAACTCCTGCTCAAATAAAAATGTTCCTAACAAGACTTGGTGAAAATTCTAAGTATATTATTGCTGGTGACTTAGAACAAACTGATAAACGGGGTGTTAATGGATTAGATGATTCTATCAGAAGATTCGCGGGAATCAGAGGTGTTGGTTTATCTATGTTTACCACTAAAGATATTGTTCGTCATAAGTTAATTTCAAAATTATTAGCTCGTTATGATAATAAATTTGATTTAAATGATGCTGATGCAGAAGTAACAATATCTAAATGGGTTAATATGGAGGAAGCCAAAGCTCCATCTGATGGTTCATTATCATCAAATAAGGATTATTTTTATACTTTAAATAAATAAAAAAAAGCTTGTTCCGTATAGGGAAAGCGTTGTATAATATAACATTACAAAATGAGGTATGATATTAATAAAAATCAGCTGATTACACTCATGTTGTTATTTACTTTGCAGATAGCAGTATGGTTTCAATTAAATGGACAACTAATATGGAAGTGGTTTAAAGATAACCCACTTATGATATGTGTTTTTAGTATGCCTTTAACCTATGGATTCTGGTTAACTACTAAATTTGGTTATGAGGGGTTTGGTAACCTATGGTCAATTCGTTTATTGGGGTTTGCTACAGGTATGATGACATTTCCATTTTTAACATACTGGATGCTAGGTGAGGGTATTAATATAAAAACAGCAATATCAATATTGTTATCTATTGTAATAATGATAATACAATTTATATAATATAATAAATAATAATATATAATTAAATTATAAATTAGGAATTAAAATGACAGCAGAAAAAATATTAGAAAATTGGAATAAGTTAATGAAAATAATTGAAGATAACTTTTCAGGAACTTTAAAAGAAAATATTTTAAAATTACATGAACATTTTGAAGAAAGAATTATAGAAGCTCCTGCATCTGGTCGACCAGAATATCATAATTGTTTTCCAGGTGGATATTTGGACCATGTTCTAAGAATTATTGAAACGGGATTAGATGTTAAACAGCAATTTATAAAAATGGGGGTTGAAGTTACTTGTAGTGATTCAGATATTATATTAGCAGCTATGTTTCATGATTTAGGTAAGGTTGGTGATTTGAATACACCATATTACATAATTCAAACCGATGAGTGGAGGAGAAATAAATTAAATGAATTTTATACATATTCAAAAGAATTAGAAAATCTATCTGTAACCGATAGAGCTCTTTGGTTATTACAACACTTTGACATAAAAGTATCTCAGGAAGTATGGAAAGCTATAAAATTAGCTGATGGTATGTTTGATGATGGTAATACTAAATTATTTAGATTGGGTACTAATAATCAGAATATTTTACATTATATTATTCATTTTGCAGATTGGATGGCTACAGTAGCTGAAAAACAACATTATGTACAACAGGAAAATAAACCACGAGAAATAAAAAATAATAAAATAAAAAAAACAAAAATTAAACCAAAAGATACTAATTTGAATGAATTAAAAGATGAATTTGATAAGTTGTTTGCTTAGATGGTTATAATAATAATATTAGTTTTATTGATAATATTTTTAAGTTATTTATTAATATTATCATTGAGAAGGATACAAAATTATGAAAATTTTATATTGCAAATATCACAAATAGTAGAATTTGCATCTAAAAAAATAAAACAAGTTGATGTGTCAGGTCATTATGAAGCAGATGATGAAACAGGATTTTTCTTTACACAATTAAAACAAATACAAGAACTATTAGAAAATATTTTTGAGGGAGATGACGATGCCAAAAAAGAATAAAAGAATATATTTTGGAAAAGATGTACAGGATGCTATTATTAGGTATAACCAAAGTGATAGTGATGCTAAAAGAAATGTAATTTATAGAGATGAGATACATAGAGCACTTGATAAATTAGCTGAAAATATCATTAATACTTTTAAGTTTACTTATTTTGACTATGGGTTTGAAGATGTAAAATGTGAAGTTGTAGCTTTTATGGTTATGAATATGCACAAATATGACCATACAAAAGGTTCAAAAGCATTTAGTTATTTTTCAGTAATTGCTAAAAATTACCTCATTTTACATAATAATAATAATTATAAGAAATATAAAATACATGATAAAATAACTGTATTGAATGAAAAAACAGACTTTTTTCGTAGTGAAAAAAAAGAATCTCTGATTGATTTTTTGAAAATGTTTGTAAACCATTTAGATAAAAGTATACCTTTATTATTTAAAAAGAAAAGAGATATTGATATAGCATATGCATTATTAGAAATATTAAAAAGACCCCAAGAAATAGAAAATTTTAATAAAAAAAGTTTATATATTTTAATTAGAGAAATGACTGATGTAGAAACGGTTCATATAACAAATGTCGTTAATTTATTAAAAACTGATTATAAAAAAAGATTTGAAGAATTTAGTAATGAGGGGTATATAACTACAACGAGTAATAATTTCTTTTAACAAATCAAACATAAAATTAAAATATAAAAAACCTGCGTAAGCAGGTTTTTTTGTTTAAAGACAATTTTATAATTTTTATATTTATATATGAATAATTACATTTATTAGGAGAATATAATGAGTGATATGAAAATTTTTGATGATAAATCATTTCAAGATTTAACAAGAGATATTTACGAAAATGCATTAAATAAAAAAAATCAAATAGAGGTTTTAATTCGAGAAATGAATAAAATGATAACTTCCATTGATGAGGTTGTTATAGTAGCTCCTATAATTAAAGAATACTTAGAAGTTGCAGTAAAAAATGATGAACATTTAGTTAAATTAGCTAATGTTTTACAGCGTATATTAACTAAAACAAGTAATAATACTGAAGAAGATGGTTTTGGGTTAAGTGATACGGAAAAAGAAGAATTGATGACATCTTTACACGATACGGTAAATGAATTACAGAAAGAAAATGATAATTTAGATAAATTATCTGATAAAAAGCATGCTGGTAATATATAATGTCTTTTATCTATGATAAATTAAAAAATTCTGAAAAATATAAATCAGGAATTCCCACATCAACGGATAAACAATTTTTTCAATTTGTACCAGAGATAGTAACCAATGTAGTTATAAATAAAGATTCAAGGCATTATAGTGAAGCTAAAGACATAAATAGTGTAATAATTAGTTCAAGTGACAATGTAGGTATTAGAAAAAAAGCATATCCACTACTTAGGGGTATATCTGATTTACCGGTAGTCGATGATACGGTTTTGGTAACACAGATAGGTAAAGAATTTTATTATTTAGGTCCTATTAATTTAATTAATAACCCTAATGTTGCATCCAATCAGAATGCATTAAATAATAATTACCCAAAAGTACCAAGTGCAAGATTACAAAAATTTAATAAACCAGCTTTAGATTTTTCTACTGGTACTGATAAAAGAACACAGGGTGATATGGTATTAGAAGGTAGATTCGGTAGTAGTATTAGATTAGGGACGAGAGCTGCATCACCACTGATATTAATATCAAATGGTAGAGATATAACTTTACCGATTGAAACGGCATTAGATGGTTCTTTAATTTCTATATTTTCTAAAGGTAAAATATCTGATAATTTGACACCATTTTCACTTGGCTCTGATTCAGTAACAGAACCTAAAAGATTTTTAGCGGGTGGTAATGATTCAGATGAAACATCTAAGTTTAATTATAATTATGGTGAATTGGACGGTGAGCCAATAACCAAACATCAAATTTATATAGCAAGTGATAGGATAATATTTAATGCGAAAGAGGATAATGTAACAATTTCAGCTTTCAATAATTTAGATTTAGGTGCAGGTAATAATCTTACGATAAATACAAATAAATTTGTAAGTATTGAATCTTCTAATATTTATTTAGGAAAACAAGCACAAGAGGAAAAAGAACCTTTAGTTTTAGGAGAACAACTAAGACTTATATTGGAAGAAGTAGTCGGTATTTTAGAAACTTTTAAAGTTTCTGGTACGGTAGGTGGGATTTCTGGTCCACCCGCACCAGATGTAATAAGTAAAATAATAAATTTAAAAAATAAGTTAAGTAGTCCAGCATTTTTTAGTGAGTATCATTACATTGAAGATAATGGGCAGAAAGCATAGGAGTTTACAAGATGAAATCAGATAAGTTAAAGTTATTTATAAGAAAAATAGTAAGAGAAGAAGTTGCCATGGCAATCAATGAAGTTATTACTGAATTGAAGCAACCAGTGAATGCAATGAAAACTGAACCACAACAACAAAAACCTATAGTTGAAAATAAAAAAACATTTAGTAATAATAATATTTTAAATGATATTTTAAATGAAACTGCTCAAGCAAATACTTCTTTAGATAGTAATGGTAATTTTATGGATGAATCTTCTGTTCAATTGAATGAAGGTGCAAAAACTAATTTACCAGATTTTTTAAATAAAAATTATAGTGATGTTGTAAAAAAATCTTATACTAAAAAGGGTAAAACGATAGGAGCCATGTAATGGGCCTTAGTGCAGATTTAGAACAAGTATTATCAGACAATTTATCAGATAATGGTGAAGAAACCATTGAATTAACGAGTTTTCAACAGAAAAAAGTTAAACAGATGGCAAGTGGTATGAGTGAAGCAATTATAAATTGGATAACTCAACAAACATTCACTATTACTGAAATGAAAGCGATGGTTGAAATAGAGAAATTGAGTACAGCGGGCCCGATACAAACAGAATTACCGATAGTTACTGCAGTAGTAGGAACTGTGGGGACAGGTGCACCAGGTCAAAGTATTATTAAATCTTTGAACTTAAAAAAGGTAGGTGGGCAAGGATTAAGAACAGATTCATTGGGTTATGCTTATATAGGAAATAAAGCACCAAATGGTGAAACAAATGAAGATAAAACTAAAGTACAATTATTAGAAGAAGATGTAACAGAGAGATAATATGCCAATAATAGACCATAGTAAAAAAGTATTCATTAACGATAGAGATGAAAACACCTTTATAGGTATTGACTTACCATTTAGAAAATCATCTGGACAGGAAGGGTATTTTGCATCATCAACTTTTACTATTGATGCTGTAAAAAATAATATAAGAAATTTATTAAAAACTAAAAAAGGTGAGAGGTTAATGCAACCCAATTTAGGTTTAAATCTTGATAAATTCTTATTTGAAAATTTTACAGACGATACTTTACTTGCAATACAAAATGAAATTTTAAATACGATTAATACTTGGTTGCCATTTGTTGAAGTTAAAGATTTAAATATTGAAATGGATGAACTTAGTGATTTAGGTAAAAATAGACTTAATGTAAAAGTAATATTTAACATTACGCGAGACCCAAATACATTAGATTCAGTTAATGTAACTATTTAGGAGTAATTTAATGCCTTATGACAAAAATGAATTAAAAACAACAAACATAAATTACTTAAATAAAGATTTTGATAATATCAAACGCACTCTTATGGAGTATGCAAAATCATATTTTCCAAATACATATAAGGATTTTAATGAAACATCACCTGGTATGATGTTGATAGAAATGGGTGCATATGTTGGTGATGTATTATCATTTTATATAGACCAACAATATAAAGAGATGATGTTACCTTTAGCTGAAGAGCGTAGAAATATGATTAATATAGCAAATATGTTAGGTTATAAGGTTAATCCTATAGCTCCAGCTTATACGACAATTACAGCAACACAGACCGTACCAGTAACTACTGGTGATATTAATAATATTTTACCTGCTTATGAAGGTGCAGCAATGATAATTGATAAAGGTTTAAAAATAAGGTCATCTGAAAATTCTGATGTTGTTTTTGAAACATTAGATATGATTGATTTTACTATAAGTAGTTCATCTGACCCTGACCCAGTACCATATTCTTTTGATGATAATGGTGTTGTTACAGCTTACCAATTATCAAGGCAAGTTAGAGCTATGTCGGGTGAAACTAAAGAAAAAACTTTTACAATAGGTTCACCTAAACAATATTTAAAATTAACAATACCGGAAACTAATGTAGTTGAAATAACAAAAGTTATTGATGGTGGTAATAATAAATACTATCATGTAGATTATTTAGCACAAGATAAAATTATTAGAGATGTGCATTATACTGATGATTGGGTAAATGGTAATTATGATGATATATCTTTACGACAAACTGCATACAATGATTTATCTCCAACTACTAATATTAATGAAATTCCAGTTCCTTATGTATTGAAATATTTAAAAACATCAAAAAGATTTATTACTGAAATAAATGAAGATGATACTACAAGTTTAATGTTTGGTAACGGTTTATTAAGAGTTGGAACAACAGGTTCATTAGAAACAGGGTTTTACAATTCAGATAATGCAGGTATAGTATTACCTGGAGATACAGATGAGTGGCAAGGTTCTATATCTCCTAAATTAGGTACCGTATATTCTTCACTTGGTGAAACACCATCTAATACTACTTTAACTATTACATATAAAATTGGTGGTGGTTTAGAAGCAAATGTTCCACAGGGTGATTTAACCACTTATGAGGGTATAAGTGTACTAAATGGTGGCATAACACCATCTGACCGTGCATTTGCAGTTAAGAATAATATACCTGCTAGAGGTGGTTCAAGTGGTGAATCAGTTGAAGAAATAAGACAGCGCGCAAAAGCATTTTTTGAAACACAAAATCGTTGTGTTACAAAAGAAGATTATACAGCAAGAGTTTTAAATATGCCTGCTAAATTTGGTAATATAGCAAAAGTATATGTTGAGCGTTCTTCTATAGCACAAACAATGCCAGGAGTAGATTTTACTGGTGATGGTATATTTGATGAAAATGATACAACTCAAATGACACAAAAAATAATTGACCAATTGAGTCAAGGTAATAATAATATAATGACTAATTATTATTCAGCTTTATTTGAATTCCAACAGCAATGGCAAGGCGATAGTGATTCACTATTGCAATTTACAGACAATTGGTTGAATGATACAATGCTTAATTTTTTTGAAGATGAGATACCACAAAATTTAATAGAAGATATCGTACAACCATTCCATACTGCAGCAAATCAATATAATAATTTAAATCCATCAGGAAACATATCAGTATATATAGTTTGTTATGATAACAATAAAAATTTAACATATGCACCAAATATTTTAATGCAAAATATAAAAAATTATTTATCTCAATTTAGAATGATTACTGATGATGTTGCTATAAAAAATGGATATATTGTTAATTTTGGTGTAATTTTTGATGTAGTTGCCAATAGGTCTGAAAATAAATCTGAAGTCAAAATGCGTTGTATTCAAAAAATAATTGATTACTTTACAGTAGAAAAAATGGATTTTAAACAAGCTATTTATACAAGTGATTTAGAGTATGAATTAATGGGGGTTGATGGTGTTAGAGCTGTAAATGATGTAGTGTTAACACAAGGTGGTGGAGAAACAAATTATTCTAATTTATTACCATCACCTCTTTATAGTTTAACAGGTATTCCTCCTGGTTCTTTGATAGCAGATTTAAGTAGTGGCTACGGGTATAATTATAATTTTAGTCAATTTTATGGGAATACTACATCGGTCGGGAATGGTACTATTTTACCATCAGTAGAACCATCTATATTTGAATTAAAAAATCCTAATCAAAATGTGAAAGGAGTCGTGAGATAATGCATCATTTTATTTACGCTACAAAAGATTCATGGATATCAAGTGGTTCTAATATAGAAACATCAGGTATTTCTGAAAAAGACCAAAATTTTGGTAGGGACCAAATATTAGAAGTTAAAAAGAATTTTTATAACAAATCCTTTGACCATCAGACACGAGCATTAGTTTATTTTGATTTAAGTGAGTTATCACAATCCTTGGTTCAGGGAAAAATAAAAAATCCCCAATATTATTTACGGTTGTATGAAGCAGAAGGTAATTCTGGATTATCACAGAAATACACTTTAAGTGCTCACCCTTTATCACAATCTTGGGACGAAGGTACTGGAAAATTTGGAGATAACCCAAAAGTAACTAACGGATGTAGTTGGGAAAATAGAAATCAATTTCCAGGTGCATCTGCTGTAACTTGGAGTTATCATAACGGTGCACCGGAACCCGGTGGTGCATATTATACTGGTAGTGGTTATGAAGCATCCCAATCTTTTTCATACGAATCACCAGATGTTGATATGAACATAACAACTTTAATGAATAATTGGTTGGGTAGTCCGACTACTACTACTAAACTTGAAAACCACGGGTTATTATTAAAATTCAGTGGTAGTCAAGAAACAGATAATACTGCATATGGAAGATTAAAGTTTTTTTCTGTACAATCAAATACTATTTATGCACCCAAGTTAGAAATTAGATGGGACGACCATACATTTGAAAGTAGCAGTAAATGGAATCAAAGCAGTACAACAGGTAGTTTACAAAAACTTGATTTAAGTGGTGATGTTGATAATTATTTATATATGAAAGGGTTACGAGAATCATATAAAGAAAATGAAAAAGTAAAATTTAGAGTTGGTGCAAGACAACGATATATTCAAAAAACATTTTCAACATCAGTTCAAACTGTAACGGGTTCCTTTATAGGTAAAGGAAGTGGTAGTTATTCAATCGTAGATTTAGCTACCGGTGAAACTATGGTACCATTTAGTGCTTATACATCAATGAGTTGTGACCCAACTTCAAATTATTTTATTCAGTGGTTAAATGGATTTGCACCAGATAGAATGTATAAAATAATGTTTAAATTAAAACATAAGGACGGGCAAGAAATAATTTATGATGATAATTTTGAATTTAAAGTAAAAAGGTAGATAGGTTATGGCAACAGTTGTTTATCCAAGAAACACAGTAAGTAGAGAAATATTAAAAGAGCAAATAGTAAAATCAATTATTGATGTGTTATTTGACAATAATCAACTTAATGATATAAATCAATTACAGCGAATAGTTGACCCTCAAACGGGACAATTACGGACTGGTAGAACAAATAACGAATCAATTGTTATTTATGAACAAGATTATCAAGATGTGCAAGATTCTAATTTTGCAGATTTTATAGAACCTGTATTGATATGCCATAAAATAGGAGGTACCGGTGAGAACGATTTAAGTGGTAATTGGATACCTGCTCAATATACACCTTTTGATAGTTCAATATTAATTTTTCAGGTCGGTGACACTACACCAACAGGTAATGGTCCAAGTATATTATTTGCTTATCAAGAACAAAATCAAACTACTAATTGTACACAAATAGAAGTTCCAGTTGCTCAAGCACTTTATACATTAAGTCAATTAGTTGCATCTGGAAACACCCTAACTACAATAAATCCTGATTTAGCTAAACAGACATTAGATACTACGGTTTATGAATTATTACCACAACAAACAATAAGACAACAACAAATAAATAAATTTTTTGCAGATTATCAAAAATTAAAACCACCACAAATACCTAATTTTAATCCCAATATAGAAGGATTAATTAGTGAAACTGAAGCATTAGATTATGATGAGGATAGTGTATCTAATGATAAAGTTGATGGTGAAATTACAAGATTAGACAAATTTTCAGATGAAGAAAATGAAAATAAAACTATGGAGTGGCTAAGAAACGATTTAAATGATTACTTACAAGATTTAGATGCTGCTTCTGGAGATTCACAAGACGAAAGGCCTGTTTATGATACACAATCCTCAGGTTATTTAAAAATAAGAAATTTAAATCAATCTATTATTGTAAGAAGTCAAGAAGGTGAAGATATAGGATTGATAGGAAATGATATGAATAACCCGATTTGGCAACAAGATGGATTTACTATTGCAATGTGGGTTAAATTTTTAGATAGAGTCGGTGAAGGAACATTATTTAATTTAGGAGCTCCTCTACGGGAGGAAAACCCATATGGATTTATGTTAGAAACTTATGTGTTACACAAGGATGATATTATAAGGCCATTTGAAGCAATGAGTTGTACAGATGAAGAAATATATGATACTTTTACTTGTAGTGACTCATATTATAATATATATGAAAGTCTTTTTTATCAACAACCAATAGCTCACACTTGGGAAACTTATATAGCTTCAAGAGTGGAGGCCAGTGGTCATTGTCAAGGAGATTTAACTGTTCAGTGCGGTGATAATTCCGACTGTGGTGATACTTTAGGTACTTGTATTGCTATAGCTACTCAATCTTTTGATGCAAATCATACATTCTTTAAAAATAATGATTCAGAAAGATTTGTAAGATTAGTAGTGAGAGAATCAGATGACACTTTGAGAGATTCACATATGGGTATGTCTAAAGGGCGTGGGGGTTATATTATGTCGCGGCACGATACACGAGATGGTATCATTTCAAAAACTAATTATCCAAATAGATTATTATTACATACGCGCATACCAATTGACCTTAATGAATGGTTTTATGTTGTTGCAACATATAAACCAGATACTAATGAAGATTATACATTTGATGATGCCGATGGCGGTGGTAGTGGGCCATATTTTGAAGATTCATATGGACCTAATGGTTCTACAAAATTAAAATGGTATCCTGATTATTGGTTAAATCATGTTATACCATTTGGTACAACCCCAACAGAATATATGTTAGATTCTGATAATATTGATACATATTGGTATTTCCAATGCAGTTATGAACCTACTGGTGGGGGGGAGTGTGAAGATGGTGAAAATCCACCATATTGGAGTGAATTAGGAGCATATACTCATTATTCAGGTTATGGTAACAAATGTAAAGTTGAATTTATTTCAAAGAGTGATTTATTACGAGCCAAAGGCTTCAAACCATCTTAGGGAGAATTAAGTGGCCATAAATCAAAAATACGCACCTACTTTTAGTACAAGGTCATCATGTGCACAAGACCCTAAAGATGGCGCCAGTGATTTTTATAGAGAATTAACAATATCTGAAATACATTTTTCAATCCCGTCAAGTGTCGGTGATTATGAACAATTTCAATTTATAGAAATATATAGACCCGAAAATTCACCCAATACAGAATGGGATGGTAATATTTCTGGATTTAGAATAACTTTTGAAGGTACTGATGATATTGTAGGTTTAGGTTGCGGAGATAATGCTACAGGTAAAGAGTATAATAGGAATGGAACTGGTTTTCCTGAAGGTACTATTATAGAACCTGGTAGACGAATTGTTATTGCCAATGAACTTGATACTTTCAAAGATAATCCTGATTTAACAGAAGGTGTAAATTTATTTGAATGGCAAGGTGGTAGAAATCTCAACAGATATACACCATTTACTATTAGAATACGAGATAATTGTATTGATGAACCTCAATGTGTCAATATGGGTCGTGATGATACTGATTGTGGAAACGCAGATGGTTGCACCGTTAATGTAATCCGTTATCATACAGGTTGCGATGGTGAAGGTGGAGACTATTATGATGTTGATTTATATGGTTGGCCTGAAATGCAATATGGTGATTGCTCAGGTTCACCCTATTTACCACATAATGG